AAAGTTTTTGATACACAAGCAAGAGGGGCGACTTTTGCGGTTTGAAGTGACAAAGAGTATATTGATAGAAGAGCAATACTCGTCTGCTCGACCTTGGTTAGCAAAGAAAAAATTATGAACGAAGAAAAAACAATTAAAGGCATCAAAGCCAAAAAGGTGGACAAAATTAAACTCTGGAAGGTTGTTCAGTATCGAGGGTGTATGGTCTATATTCGACAACTTCAGAAAGAATATTTTGAATATCTAGTGGTTTTTGATGGACAGGTTTTTACGTCTTATGTAATAATGAAACCAAGAGAAGGAAAAAAGAAACTAAGTAAATCAGATGAGACAAAGACAGCCGGAATGATGTTTGCCGGAGCAATAGCGACAATTGATACTCTGCTTGAAGACCCTGAAAAGGCAGAGAGAGAAAACGTCAAGCCAAAAGAAGTGAAGATTGATAAAAAAACAGTTTCAACCCTACACTAATATGCCTAAGCACTACAACCAAAAAATTGAAGATACAGAGGATATTGAGGTCAAGAAAGCTAAATTGGATGGCGAAGATGAAGATAGTCCATACAAAGGATTGCTCGCTCAAGTCCAAGCTGAGTATGAGATGGCATGGAGAAGTCAGCACACTAAAGTAGCAGAATCTTTGGCAAGGTTGAAGCTCTACAATAACCAGAAAAGAGACAAGTCCGCAGTTGGAGACACTACGCTTTTTACTACGTTTCAAACAGTTTTGGCTTATTTGTACGATGATAGATTGACTTCTGACTGGATGGACAGAGAAGAGGGAGATGAGGAGGTTGCGGAGAACTTGAATGCTTTGGCTGAGTTTGACTACATGGAGATGGGAAAAGATGTGTCTGATTTTGAATGGGATTGGGACACTTGTTTCTTTGGTCGTGGATTATTAGACTTTTCTGAGTTCATAAGGGAGCCAGATACTAATATCTTCATTCCAGTGCCAAAGCCAATTGACCCAATGACGTTTTTGCGTGACCCTAGAGCTGTTTCTATAAATGGCCATGTGCTGACACATGAAGGTGCTTGTAGGTTTTTTGGTCGAGAAGTGAGAATGACTGAAGACACAATGAGGAAGAATCCAAATATCTTCAAAGACTTGAATTATGGAGATGTGAAATACGGAGAGGGTCAAAAGTCGTTGCTTAAAGACGCTCAGGAGCAAAGAAATATAGCTCAAGGGCTTGGAGACACTAAAAATGATGGAGAAGAAGCTTTAGGGGCAAATGCCGAATATACAATTTTAGAATGGCATACTCACTGGAGAATGGGCGACCATACCCAAAAGATTAAAGTTTGGCTAGCAAATGATAGAGGTAAATTGGCAGGTTTTCAGGTTTTGAAAGAAAAGTTTTGGAAGGTGATCGACCGCCCTCTCTATCCAACCTCACATGATTGGTTTGGCACTTCCATCCCCGACCTTACTGAAGACAAACAGAGAGCTAGAGCCGTTGCACAGAACTTGGGAATGAACGCAATGAAGGCTGATTTGTACCCTAGGTATTTATACGACACAAATAAAGGTATAAGTAAAAATGATCTAACTTTTGACTTCAATAAACACATTGGAGTAGACGGGCCGACAACTGGAGCGTTGGAGCCGGTTAGGAACTCATTGCCAAATCTCCCTTTGCTCAATTTCATCTATACTTCGCTTGATTTGTCGGCACAGAGAGCAACGGCTACTCCAGAGATTCAACAAGGTATTCAATCCACCAAAGATAGGCCACTTGGAGAAACTAATTTGTTGGCAACTAAAGTGGACACGAGACAATCTTTGTCCGCCAAAGTGTTTGGATGGAGTGAGAGGACGTTTTGGAGGACTTGGTATTCATCTTATAAAGAGAATTTTGCAGACAAAATAGATAAGAAAATCATTCGCTTGGTTGGGGCGTTTGGCCCGAAACATAGGGAGTTTTACAAGAAAGACATTATAACAAAGAGGCTCGACCCAGATGTTTTCATTGAGAGCCAAAATGTGTCCAGAGCCAAACAGTTGGAAGAGAGACAATCTTTAAGTCAGTATGTTGGAATTGTATTGAGTGAGCCTACAGCTAATCGTAGATACGCAATTAAGAAATTGGGGAAGACATACGGCTTCAAAAAGGATGAGATGGACAGATTCTTGCCGCCAACAATTGATGAATTGATGGCTGAAGATGAGAATGAATTGTTGAATGAGAATAAATTTGTGAGGGTTTTTCCAGAGGATGACGATTTGGTTCATTTGGAAATTCATTCAAAGATAAACGCAACTCAGTCCTCAACTGTCCATGTTGAGACTCACAAACGTGCTTTGTTAGAGAAGAAGAAAAACCCAGAATTAGCTCCACAAGGTCAAGTAGTCAATCCAAATGCACCTCCTGGCACACCGGCAAGTGCTGGAGATTCTGAGGTTAAACCAATTTCTCCATCTCAAACAAGCGGAGGGGTAGAAGGTTTGGGTGGTGGACAAGTTCCAGCTATTGCACCAGCCTAATTTTATGGCCAAACAAATTTTTAGCACACAAAAAGAAAAAGACCACGCCGTTGCTCTATTTAGAGAGTTGAGAGAAAATCGTGGATGGCAGTTGTATGTCAAAGTTTTGGAGTCTTATATTGACAACTTGACCCAGAGGCTTCTTTTGGGGGAAGAGAAGACGATTGAAGAAGTTAATCGAATTAGGGACTCAATCTCTGTTCACAAAATAGACAAAGACGTTCCAGAGAAAATAATTAAAATGTACACTGAAGCAAGCATAGACGAGGCCAACCCTGACCCTTATTTTGGCTCAGAGGACTTTACAAAAAAACCGTAAATCTATACAGTGCTTGACAATGTATGGGTAGGCACTATACAGTAATTTTAGGTTAAAAAGGAAAAACCTGATACCTATGGCAGAAGAAGACAAAGACAACCAAGACCCAATCGAAGATGAAAAAGACGACCAAGACGATAGTGGTTCTGATGATGGCGATAATGATGATGATAAAAGTGATGATGGGGGATATGACAAGGATGGAGGAGATGATGATGAGGGTGACGAAGATGTTGAACCTGAAATAAGGGGCGGAAAAAAATCTGAAGGGAAAGACAAGGATGATGATGGTGATGGAGACCTCACAGATGAAGACTCTCAAAGTATTCGTAAAATAGTCAGAGAAGAGCAAGGTGTTTTGTCAGACCAAATTCATAATCAGACTGTAGCTTCTGAATTGAGGGCAGAGTTTGAAGCTCATCCTGAATATAAGCCTTATGAGAAAAGGATTCGAGCTTTTGTTAATCATCCAAATCGTAAAGGGATGATTCAACAGGGACTTCCTGTCTCGGCTGTGGTGGCAGAGGCAATTGCTCCAAAGTTACAGGAAATTGGAGCGAAGATGGAAAGAGTCGCCAAAAAGAAAGCAGACAAAACAAGGGGTGGAGGAAGTTCCTCAAGGCCAAGCTCTGGAAAGGGTTTGGATTGGGAAAATATGTCCACTGCTGATTTTGAAAAGGAGAAAGCAAAAGCATTACAGAACGCTAGTGTGTAGAAATTTGACTTTTAAATCAATTTAAATCAATATAAATCTATGTCCAAAGACAATCAAAAAACTCAAGACAAAAAACCAACAACTGAAGACCAAGTTGAGGAAACTCCTTTGCAAGGGGCTGAAGGAGGGGAACCTTCAGTTGGGGTAGAAGAGCCTCAAGTAGAAGAAGAGGTAAATGAGGCTGAAGATTCCGGACTTGAAGAAAGACCTCTTGATGACTATTCAATGAAAGAGTTGCAAGAAAAAGCCAAAGAAGTGGGTTTTGCAAATCCGGACATCTTCACCTCTAAAAAACAAGTTATTGCTGTCATCAACGACCTGAAGGTTCGTGATGTGATTAAACAAGCAAAGCCTGGACAATCAGTCGCAAATTTGCCGGTCGCTACAGACAATATTGCCGGAGACAGAAAACAGTGGAGAGGGAAAGCAAGGATAATGAAGGAGAAATTAGATAGTCAACCCAAAGTTCAGACGTTTTTGTCTCTAAGCGGGAAAGAGAAGCCTGGAAAAATTGTTGAAATTGTTGTTGATGGCCAAAAGAAGAAAATAATTAAAAATGCATATGAGACAGTGACTTTGAATGGACACGTTACCTACGTTCCAAAGGGCGTTCCTGTCATGGTTCCCCAACAGGTGGCCGAAATTTTAGGGCAAGCACAAGCACAAACGGCAGTAGCAGGTCAAGAGTTTTTAGTTGACAGAGATGAAGGAGTAGAAAAAGCTTTGACTTAAAATTGCTCTAAATTAATGCTTGACAAAAGATTCTCTACCATTTAAATTTAAATTACTAATAAGCCAAAAAGGAAAAACCTAGAGCTTACCGAGTCCGCACACGGATTAGGTGAAGCTCTTTTTTTATTGTTAAAATATGCTAACAGCACGAGCGCAAATTTCAGCCGAGGTTAATAACTTCTACAATCGAGCATTACTAGAACGTGCTGTCCCTCTTTTTGTTCACACACGCTGGGGTCAAGTTAGGGATATTCCTACCAAATCTGGAACTGACACAATCAAGTTTAGGAAATACGGAGCTTTGACAGCGCAAACTACTGCACTAAGCGAGGGAGTAACCCCAACAGGCAAACAGCTTTCTATCACTGATGTGACAGCCGTTGTTCTTTACTACGGTGATTTCGTTACCTTCACCGACAAGGTTTTACTTGAAACCATTGATCCACTATTGACTGAAACTGCAGAGGTTTTGGGAGAGCAAGCTGGAGATTCGATTGATAAAATTTGTAGAGCTGTACTGGAAGCCGGAACTACCGTTCAGTATGCGGCTACTGCAACAGCAACTAACGAAGTGACGGCGGCTATGAAGCTCACAAGGTCTGAAGTAAAACAGGGAGTGCGAACCCTGCAAGGTTGAAATGCAAAACCTATTACTTCAATGGTGAATCCTGGCACAGGTCAAAGTACAACTCCTTTGAATGCGGCTTATATCGGAATAATCAGTGAAGATACCCTTTATGACGTAGATGACGCAACTGGCTGGATTCCAGTTGAAAAATACCCAAACAAGAAAGATGTGATGGTTGGCGAAGTTGGCTCAATCGCTGGAGTCCGATTCATAATGACGACCAATGCAAGTGTCTCCTCTGCCGGTGGTGCAGATTCAAATGACGTACACAGAACTATAATTCTAGGCAGAAATGCTTATGGTATCTCCAGAATTGCCGGAAATGCTTTGAGAAACATAGTTAAACCCTTAGGTTCTGGAG